GGTTACGCGCAAAATCGCTCTGCCCCTATCTGCAAGCCAAAATGAGCGTAATTGTAACCCAACACAGTACTTGGACCCTCTCCGGCGATCAAAATGCGTGAAATGGTCCCACCGCACCTAAAGGAAACGGATTCTCCGCGCCTCTTTAACCTCGGATTCACCTTCCGAATGCGTAATGGCTTTACCGGAATGGTTCTGAAACGGGAAGGGAAGGTGATCCTAGTAAAAAAAAATCACCGCCAGATGCCTAATAATGACTTTTACGAAGTCATGGTGATCCGTACATCGACGGTTGAACGTCGTTTTCCAAATGGCGCTGTGCTTCCTATTGGCACTGAACGGCTACCATCCACCGAGGAATGGGGTAAATATGGCTGGACACCCCATAACGAGGACCAAGCCCGCGAACGCTTTCGCCAAACCTGTGACCGATTCAACAAGCCGTGACCCCGACCATCGACGCCAAGCAGTTTTGCAGTCTCACCGGCTACACAGATCCCTTTCATCGTCGGATTGCCAAGGAAGGCTGGTTCCCGGAACCCATCCGGGGAAAGTACCAGGCCGTTGCCGCCATTACTGGGATGTTCAAATACCTCCGCCAGAGGACCGATGACCCTATAAAGAAGAAAAACGGCGAGCTTAAGAACGACATTTTGCAGCATGCTCTCGCGGTGAAACGTCGCGACTACATCAAATCGACCGACGTACAACGCGACCTGACGCGCGCCATCGTCGCGTTTCGGACCCGGATACTCACAATTCCCGATGCCCAGGCCCCCAGGCTTGCCCTCACCAATGACCCGCACGAAATCAAAGAGGTTTTGCGCACCGAGATTATTGACGCCCTGAAAGACCTTGCCCGGCACAACTACGCGACAGAGGAACCGGACCCCGCCCCCGCGAAACCGTGAAAAGTTCCGCTTCGCTCACCAACGAGACCATCCGAGCCGCTATAGCACCCCCCTCGACTCTGCCTTGCTGGCGTTGGTGCGAGGAAAACATCACCCTCGACAATACCGGACCCATCCCAGGCCGATACCAGACCCGATACACCCCGCAAGTTCGCTGGTTTCTGGACGCTTGCCGCGACCCCAGGACCCGGCGCGCCGTTGCGCTTGTTGCGGCGCAATCGGCTAAAACCCAGACGGTTATAAATTGCCTTCTCTTTTGCGTCGCGGAGGACCCTGGCCCGGCAATGTGGATCATGGCATCGCAGGAACACGTTGAAGAATTTGCGAAGAAACGGCTTTTCCCCGCCGTCGAGTCCTGCCCGAAAACCGCCCCTTTGCTTCCAATCTCCCGAACGAAGCGCACAAAGCGGCTGATTCAATTCGACACGATGAACCTCATGCTTCGGGGTTCGAATTCCCGGCTCTCCCTGCAAAGTGATCCCGTTCGATACATATTCTGCGACGAGAGAAGGGAATGGAGGCCCGGCGCCATTGAGCTAGTTAGAAAAAGGACTCTTACCTTTCACAACGCTATCGAAATTTCCATAGGCACAGCCGGCAACGATGGCGACGAATTGCACCGCGACTTTTTCGAAGGCTCCCAAACCCATTTTCATTTCCGATGCCTCACCTGCAAACGTTCGCAGCCCTTCCGCTTTGGCCGGCGCCGTTCGATCCTATTTGATAAACCCCGCGACCGCGGAGGCGTCCATTGGCCGACCAACGAGGAAACCAAGCCGCGCGGTTTATGGGACTTCGAGGAAGTCCGTCGGCAAACCCGGTTCGAATGTGAGGAATGCGGCCGGCTCTATGAGGACTCGGAAAAAATGAACCTCCTCGAGACCTTGCACCCGGTTTCGTACAACCCGAAGGCGCCACGCGAGGCCGCAAGCTTTCATTGGAGCGCACTTGCGATGCCCTGGACCGCTTGCAGCTTTGGCGCTATTGCCGTCGAATTCTTGAAGGGACAGCAGCAGGCCAAACGCGGCAACATGATTCCGCTCAAGGAGTTTGTGCAGGAGACACTTGGCGAACCCTGGTCCGAACCGCTTTTCTTCATTCAGGAAACCGTCACTGTTCAAGGCGCCGCTTACAAACTCAACGGCACCGATACCCGGCCGGGCATTTTCTGGCCCAAGGAACGAACCCGGTTCATGGCCGCTGACGTTCAGTTTGATCATTTCTGGGTAGTATGCCGCGCTTTCGCACCCGACGGCGAAAGCCGGCTTGTGTGGGCAGGCCGGCTCGAGTCATGGGCGGACATCCGAAACCGGCAAAAGGCGCTTGCCGTCGAGGACTCTCGCGTTATCGTGGATCGCCGTTACCGGACCGACGAGGCCGACGATCATTGCGCGCTCTACGGCTGGCAAGGCATGATTGGCTCCCCCAAAACCGGCTTCACCCACTACAACGCGCGCCTCCGCCGGAAAATTATCCTCCCATATTCTACCGTTGTTCACGGCAAACCACGCAATTTCGTCATGGAGGGAAAACCCCAGACCCGCCGGCCGCGCTGGTTCTCTTGGGCAACCAAGGCCATCAAGGACCACCTCGGCCGACTTCAGGCAGGGAAGGGAATCTATTGGGGATTACCCGCGGACGCGCCCGAGGAATACATCGAACAGCTCAACGGCGAACGGCTCAGGGAAAAGATAAAGCCGAACGGCTCAACCGTGCATGAATGGATTGAGACCGGCCGCCAGGGTTGCCACCTCCGCGACTGCGAAGGGATGATCCTGACTTGCGCCATTGCCGATGGGCTCATGCCTCACGGCTTGCTTGCGGAGGACCCGAGCGCCCCGGATATCGACCTGGACGAAGCTATGGTTCCTGCTGCTTAACCGTTTTCCCGTAAAACGGTAACAATCCGACAACCGCGCCCTAGAGGTAGTGAGCGCGTTTTATCGATTGCCCCTGGCTACCTTAAAGGAACTCCAGGCCGCTTACATTGCCGCAATCAAGGCGCTTGCCGGTTCTGCCTCCTATGAAATGACCGATGGCGTCATTTCCCGCCGGCTCACCCGCGCGGACCTCCCCGACATCAAAGCCACCCTCGAGGAGATTAATGCCGCAATAGATTTCTGGGAAGAGAACAGCCCGCGCCGTTCTACCTATGCCGACTTTTCCCACTTCGACAAATGAGGACGCTTTCTAAAATCCTCGACGCTTACGGCCGGCCCGCCAATTTCTCCGCCCTATACGACGGCGCAAAGCCCTCTCGGCATCGGTCCTATATCTGGCCCGTTGACACGGACAGCAAAGACACCCTCGACAACTGGACCCGGATAGAACTCCTCTCGGCCGCCCGGTATCTCTTCGCGAATATCGGTTTCGTCAAAGGCGCTATTCGCGGCCTCGCTCGTTATTCGTTCGGGTGTGGTTGGATACCTCAAAGCCTCGCCGTCACACAGACGGCCCGTGACGCTTACGAAACCTTTTGGGCGGACTGGTCCAACATTGCGGACACATCCGGCCAATGGACTTATGGCGATTTGCAGCGAATGCAATCCGTCGCCGTGGACGTGGACGGCGACATCGGCCGGAATTATGTCACCACTACCACCGGTTTTCCAAAGCTAGAACTTGTCCGGGCGCACCGGATTAAAAATCCGAACGACGCAGACAAAACGAAATGGACAGATGGCGTGCGCATATCCGCCCGCGGCTCGCCCGTTGCCTACTCCGTTGCCGTCGGTGACGGAAACTTCAAAACCTTTCCCGTCGAACAATTTGCCCTGGTCCGAGATGCCGACTCGCCCGACGAGTACCGAGGCAAGACCGGACTGCACCACGGCATCAATTCGCTCCGTGATATTTGCGAAATTCTAATAGCGGAAAAGCAGGGTGTTAAAATCAACTCGAGTCTCGCACTTGCCATCAAACTTGTGGCCCAGGCGGCCACGGACCAGGCCCCCGTTTTTGGTGCCACCCAACCCGTCACCACCGACGATGGCCAGACACTCACCCTGGAACGAATCCTCGCCGGGCAGATTCCCAGGTTGCAAGAAGGGGAAGACCTTTGGAGTCATACTTCCGACCGCCCAAGCCCGACCTTTACCGGCTTCCTGGACTACCTCCTGCGAGATGTCGCCGTAGGACTTGGGCTCCCATGGGAATTTGTTTGGGACCCGTCCAAACTAGGTGGCTCGACAAACCGCCTCGCTATTGGCCAGGCCGCCTGGCGCTTTGAGGAACGGCAAACCCAGTTTATCCCGCACGCCAACCGCGACTGGCAGTTTGTAATCGGCGCCGCCATTACCCGAGGAGACGTGCCCGCCGACAAAGACTGGTTCAGGGTCAAATGGCAAATGCCACGGAAAATCAGCGTGGATGCCGGCCGGGATTCAGCCGCAAACCTCAACGAAATGAAGTTTGGGACAAGGACCCATGCGGAGGACGCCGGCGAACGCGGCGCATTCTGGGAGGACGAACGCGCGCAGATAGAACGCGAGACCTCCGACATAATTACCCGCGCGGACCGCATCGCGAAAGCCACCAAGCAACCGTTCGAACTTTGCCTAGGACTTTTACAACAACGCAGCCCTAACCCGGCACCACTTTTACCCCCCGCACCGTCCACCCCCGGAGGCTCAAATCCGACAACCGGAGGCTAAAGGATAGAATCGTGCGCGAATCCTGGTTTGACATTAAAGGACAGGCAACCGGCCAACCGGCCGGCCACGCAAACATTTACATCCTCGACGAAATAGGCGGCTGGGGAATTACCGCGGCGCATTTCATCGCCGCCGTTCAAAGCACCGCCGCCACCTCGCACACCGTCTTTTTGGACACGCCAGGAGGCGACATATTCGCCGGCCTCACTATCGCCAATTTCTTAGCAGGACTTCCGAACGTAACAACCCACGCGATAGGCATGGCCGCCTCAATGGGTGCCGTGATTCTTCAGGCCGGCAAAACGCGAGTAATGGCCGAGAACTCTTACCAAATGCTCCATGACCCTATTGGGTGGGCAGCAGGTAACGCAGACGAATTCCGCGACTATGCCGAATGGCTCGACCGCCTTGGAGGAACCCTAGCCAAGACCATCGCCGCCCGAACTGGCAAGGACCTCGAGACCGTCGCCGGCTGGATGCAATCAAAGGAGACCTGGTTCGACGCGGCCCAGGCCAAGGACGCGAACCTGGTGGACGAAATCGCTCCATCAATGATGGTCCAGGCCCGCTACTCCACAAACCGCTTTCACTCTTTGCCGGCCGCATTAACCGGCCGACATGCCCCTAAAAATCAAACCCCGACTCTCATGTCAAAATTTGCTCAGCTTCTAGGACTTTCCGCGGCCACGCCTCCGCCCGCAACACCGCCACCCGCAGCGCCACCCGCAGCGCCGCCCGC